TCTTGCCACCAGCTTTATCCCACCTAAGTATTTGTTCAGGCACCTCATCATAGTCAAGGGCATTTAATTTTTTCAAAAGAGTAGATTTACCTAAATTAGTCGGTCCCAAGTTGTAACAAAAGCTTACTAATGCTGAGAATTGACACTCCTTAAGGGGTGCTTTGACCAAATTTTTGACATGTCCTTCATACTCTAATAGTTCTTCTTCAAGCATCATGTTAGCTTTTTCTTGTGACCAAACATCACCCATTTTTACATTTTTAGTATGCCCATAGCCTATGGTTGGCACATTGACTGCATCAAGGTAGGCTACACAATTACCCTCATCATCAGTAGGACAACCCTCGAAATGTTTAATTAATTCAACTCCTGCATCTGATATATGCATATTATTCCTCCTCTTTTTTAGTAGTAACTTTTCTATAATACACAACCACATCTTTGAGTTCTGTAATATATCTTTTAATTTCTTGCATGTTATAAGCCATAATTTCATAGTCAGGTATTGTCATAGCAAGAAAAACCAATTCACCTTCTTGTTTTTCAATTTTTGCTAATTGCTCCTCCCAATTTTCAGGTGTTACTGCAATCCATTCAGGTTGCCTAAGATCAATCTCTCTAGGCATTATGGGTTGTACTATCTGCCTCTCCATAGGCTTTGCACTAACCTGTATCTCTTTAGTTGGAATTAGACTGCAACTGCAAGCCATTATCAAGACCATCAACAGTGGTGCTGATTTTCTCAATGTCCTCCATGATATGCTTTGTACCATTGTTTATTTTCCTTTGCATTTCAACTGGGTCAGCCAATATCTTTGAGGCTAACTCATAGTTTTGTATAAACTGTGTATATCTATTTAACTCTCTTTGTGCAATTTTGCTTTTTACATTAAGGTCTTGTAGTTGTTGTGTTTGCAACTCAAAGTCTTGTTGTAATGATTTTATGGCTTCTTCTTGTGTTGCAATAGCACCTTCAAGGGCAATATTATTAGCTTGTAATATTTGGTTTTGATTGAACAAGTAATACAAAATAGTAAGCAAGACTAAGACTATGCCTACCAAAACTTTACTCATTATTCATGCACCAATGCCAAGCATCATTATCAGAGTGTAAAAAGGCTTGACATCTTTTAAACTTTTCTCGCCATTCATCAGAATCGTATTCATCATTCCACTCTAAGTTAGAGTTTTCTGCTATGGGTATAAATTTAGATGGTGTTGATGAGCAACCTATGGCAAATATGCTAACCAGCAAGAGGATTCTTGTTATCATCTTTAATCTCCTCTATTTGTTTGTCTAAGCTTTCTAAATCAGCTTTAATGGTGGCTATGTCTGTTTTTATTTCTGTGACATCAGGTACATCTATGCTATCAACTGCTTTTTCTAAGAATTGCACAGATGTCTCTATAGATGCAAACCTTTCTTCAATGACTTGCACATTATCTTCTGCTTCATTTATTCCACCAATCTTTGCCTCAAGGTTTTCTAGCCTATTTATATAAGAGCCACCTGTAACACCAAACCCTATAAATGTTCCTATAATACTTACCAATGCAATTATTTGTGTTGTTTTATTTTGAAACCAATCCATATTACCTCCATATCTCAGGTTCATTTTGCATCATGCTTTGTAAATTATTTATGTTTTTACTGGCATAATCATAAAAAGCTTCAATGTTATCGTTCATGGTAATGTTACCATAAATATCTTGAGAAGAATACCAAACATTTTGATCAGGTATTACATAAGTTGTATAAGCATTAAACTGAGGCACATATCCTATAAGTGCAACCAAGCTTGACTCATCACTATATTCACCAGTAGATTGCTGTTCTTGTTGCATTTCTTCTTGTTGCTCTTCAATGTTTTGAGCAATAATTTTGTCAGCTATTTGATCAGCCTCAGATTGTGTCATGACACCACTCACTGCTGTGTCAATTTGACCTTGCATGTCTTGAACTTGCACATCAGTCATAACAACTTGTGCATTACCATCACCCATGTTCATGGGTGTAATGCTCATAGTTACAGAAGCACTAGAACCTGAACTCAAAGATAAGACTTGGTTGTTTTGTGCATTGGCACTAGCTATTTGGTCAGACATACTTGGAGATGAAGATGTGCTTATGCCACCTGATGATGTGTTGCTACCCTGTGTAGAAAATCCACCTGTGCCTGTGGTAGAAGAGTTGCCTTGTGAACTGCCACCACCATAATTTGTGCTGTTGTTTGCAGTATTCAAAGCATTATTAATTACATTTAAAGCTATTATTTTGGTTTTTGATGGTGATGCATCAGTGTTGGTTACATCTATTTCTTCTTCTATTTCATCTAGCTCCTCAAAAACTTCTTCTTCTATATCTGCAATCAACTCCTCCTCTAATTCTGCAAAGACTTCTTCTAATTCTTCAAAGACCTCTTCAACAGCCTCCTCTTCAAAAATCTCTTCTCTAAACTCTTCTTCAGGCTCATCATTTCTAGCAACATGCTCTTCATCTCTGTGTTCTTCATGATGTCCTCTTGTTTCTTCCTCAAACCAATCATCTAATTCTTCAATGGTGTTAATAACTAAAAAGTTTTCAGGCTCACTAAAATCTTCTACAAACAAAGTCTCTTGCAAAATAAATTGCTCAACAAACACATCTTCTTGTGGCAAGAAATCATTATGTCTGCGAAAGTCATCAAAAATTGGCAATGGCTCAGGCTCAAAAAATATTTCAAACTCCTCTCTAAATGGCTCATTAAATGATTCTTGTGGTTCGTTAAAGTCATCAAAGACAAATGGTATATCCTCTTCAAAAAATTCTATAATTTCAAAAGGCTCTTCAAAACCATGCTGGTGGTGTTCATCTTCAAATATACCAGTGGCAAACTGCTCTTGCTCATCTCTAAAACCATAGTTGACATTATCTTCATTAAAAAAAGCTACTGACTCTTCTTGTCTAAAACCAACACAAAAGGATGCATACTGTGGGTCATCATCACATTGTTGCTGGTCATAGGCTTGCCAATAGTTTGGACATGACTGACTATAAAGTTGAGTTATATTGCACTGTTGTGTTAATAAAGCATCTGCATATCCTGAACAGCTACTATCATTTAGTGGATTAGAGCAATCTATTCCATTGCCACTGCCCACTCCATAAAGACTGCCTCCACCCTCTAATAAAGTGTTAGAAGATGTATTATTCCAATTTGTTGATACACATGAACTGCTATTGGTGGTTCCTGTATTACACTCATCATGAAAAAGATATTGATATACCTGTGAACTATTTGCACCTACCTCACCAATAATCACATCATGGTTGGTAATGTCTAATTCATCATATCTATATTCAAAAGAGTGATTTGGGTAGAGTATAATCTCAAAGCTATTATCAGTATTGTTTCTTCCATACTCCTTCATGTCATACCAACCCAAGATCATTTTTGTACTGTCTCCCCAAGACTTCATTCTTGAGCCACTATCTTGAATTAGGTCAGTCCAAAATGGAAACATGGTATAGGTGTATTGAGAGCCTATAGGATCAGGGGTATAGTCACCACAATAATTGTTGTAATTTATATTGCCTGTGCCAAGACCAAAATGCGCACACCCATTAGTGGCAATCCTCACCTTATCAAAGGTTTGCCCATAAAAATTAAAGTCAAAGGTTAAATCTATAGATGGAGAAAGCTGATCATCACCTACTGTATAAGCTAATTCACCCTCAAAATTGTTTGCATTTTTTTGTAATTGAAAGAGGTCTTGATTAGCCTCGTAAATGTATTGTGCTGGTATGTTCAAAGAGAAACATACTAGCCACCATAAAGCTCTTTTTTGCATTGTTCTTTTGACTTCGTTTTGCTTACAACCACTCTGCTGATTAAACCTGCTACATCATTTTTTATTTTGTCTCTATTTGGATTGTGTTTTTGGCTACATTCAGCAATATATTCTTTCTCAAAATCTGCTTTGTCAGGTCTTTTTTGTGGGTTAGCCAGCCATAGTTCTTTTGCTTCTGCACCTATCTTGCCTTCATAAGGTGCTGGTGTACCTGCTTGCCACATAGCTTTAAACACTCTTTCATCTTGAGCTAAGAGAGAAATTGCCGCCACTTTCATACCCATATCAAACAGATATTTGCTAAGTTTTAATCTTTCACAGTTTTCGTCAATTATTGTTTTACCACCTGAAAGACCTATCACTTGACCGCTGAAGGCGGCGCTTGCTCCCACTCGACAGATATCCTGTGAATAACTCATGATGCTTGGTGCTATAGCTGATGCGGGTGGTGCCTCACTTTTAATTTCTTGCCTAATAGTCTGTGTGCTAGAGCTTTGATTAATGTTTCGATTGGTATTATCTGAAACTGTGTTGTTCATATTTTGGTTCAAATTGCTGGTTTCAACCTTAGATTCTGATTCAGATTTATTGATATTGGTATTTTGTGAAACTGAATTAGAGGTGCTTTGAGAAACATTATTGTTGTTAACTGTCTGATTTACAGTGGAATTTACTGTAGATGTTGAGGTATTAATGTTTGTATTTTGTGAAGTGGCACTTGAGGTCGAGGTCGAGACATTGGTGTTTACATTGGTAGAAGTCGAAACATTGTTATTTGTCGCAGTCGAAGTGTTCACATTAGTATTTTGATTTACTGAGGAATTATTGGTCGTTGTATTGTTGGTGTTTACATTAGTGTTGCTGTTCGTATTCGTATTATTCGTGGTCGTTTCATTCGTGGTGTAAACATTACTGTTTTCACAATACTGAGTGCCATTTACACAAGCTGTACCTGATTGTTGAGTTGATTGTGCATTGGCTTTAATAGATATACCAACAGCTAAAGTTATTAGAAAAAGAAAGCCTGCCATTGCAAGCATATTGTCATGTTTTCTTTGTTCTTTTTTGTCCATTTGGGTTAAAAACTCCTAACTCTATAAGTTTAAATCTATTCACAATATGTTCTGCTTCAACATCAGTCTTGCTTTGACCATAATATTTAACAGCTAAATAGTTTTCTATCATAGATACATTAATATTAATGCCATCTACAATTATCTCCCCCAAAACTCTACCATACTTTCCTTTAGAATCTTTTAATTTTGATCGTAAAATTACTTTTTTACCACCATTAATTGCATCTTCTAAAAATTTTGAAGCAAGCTTGCCTCTTGCTTTTTCATCTAAATCTCTTGTTCTGCTCTCAGGTGTGTCAATCCCATAAAGCCTGACACGACACTTGTGAAGAATAGAAAAGCCAAGATCAAGGATAACATCAATAGTATCACCATCAACCACTCTAGTGACCTGACAGCCATATTCATACATTACTTGTCCTCTTCTCCTTTAAAGCCTTTGCTTTGACCTGACTTGCCTGAATATACACCAAAGACTACTCCCATGGCACCCACCACAACTGAAACTAAAGCTGATTGCTCAAGGTTGGGTTCAGGTAGGTTCATGAACCAAATGACTGATTCATACATCAGATAAATATATACAACCACAAAGATTCTAGGAAATATTCTCCATGAGTCTACTGCTCTTGCTAGATGTATGACCTTTTGCCAAGGATTAACATTGGTGGCATCTTCTAGCTCTCTAATTTTGTCTTTAAGTTCAGATATTTCTTCAATCATAGCCATGAACTTATTTAAGTCCATTTCAACTTCGTTTCTGTCCATGTCTCCTGAAAATCTGCCTGTTTGATCTTCCATCATAAAAACTTTGCTAGTATGACACTTACCACAATAAAAGGATAAACACCCCATATCATGTTTTCTAATTTATCAAATCTTTTGGTGCCTGACTCTAGCCTTTTTTCGATATTTGCATATCTGATGCTACATTCTCTTTCATGAGATTCTATTTTGGCAATAGCTTCTTGCAGGTTATCCATGAGACTATTTTTTCTTTTTTTTGACTCTAATGGTTGTATAAGCCTCATCTACATCAGGTGTAGATTTATCATCTGCAACATAATGTCCTTTCTTGTTTCTAGCTCTGACTTTTTTTTGCTCTGTGCCAGTCCAATAATCTACTACTTTTGTCCACCAACTCATTTGTCTTTTGCCTTGCCAATGTTAATTGCACACCAATCTACTAACCAATACACTTTTGCAAGCATTTGATCATCTTTAGGTGTGGGTGTTAATGCACAAATAAGTGATGCACCTGATATTACCCAAGGTGCTATTTGTATTATTTTTAATATTAAATCTAACATATAAACCATAATTCCCTCCTATGAAGTTGGTTCTGTTGGAAACTCACCAAGTGGTCTTACTGGTGGTGTTGCATCATTGTATTTATAAAGATCAGCCAAAGCATCTACATTTGCAACAGCATTAATTTTAGCTTTCATGTCAGTTGCCGCTGTTCTTACTCCTACTCTGTAATCTAGCCAGTCTGATGGTATAGCTTTAGAACTTTCTGCATTTCTGACTACCATCCAGTCATTAGGTTGTAATAAGCTATAAGCCTGATTATCTATAACTGCACAATGATTTGTTTTTAAGGTGTCTAAATCTCTAGCTGTAGCTGTTCCATAACTTGCAGTTACTGTGTTACTTGCAAAATTAAAAGTTTGATTTGTATTAATATAGTATTCTTTATTTTTTAAATTAGAATTATCTTCAATTACTATATAAACACCTATAGCTTTTAACTGTGCTTCTGACCAAAGGTTATGAATATTACTAGGATATTTAATATCTCCTATGGTTAATTGTATAGGTTTGTTATAAACCTTACTTATTTTACTATCTTCTACTAATGCCCACATGATTTTATATTACCTCATAAATTGTTTATTGACTATCTTGCTGTTGTTGGTATCCCTGTTGATGTTACAAATGGATTTTCTGCAAATGCCATGTAGATGTATGTTGTTCCACTACCATTTATTGTGTTATCACTATTCCTTAATTTGAAACCATTAGAATATAAATCTATGTCATCACCTGATATAGCACTTGTTGACTCTGCATCACTTCCGTTTGCTCTTAGCCATACATCTATTGGATTATAGCCTAGTCGTTTATGGTCATACAAAGACCAAGAACCTGTTGATGATGATGGTTTTGTCATCACAAAAGCAGGTTTAAAACCTGTATAAACAAAAGTACCGTCTGCATTTCCATTACCGACATACTTATCAAACTTGCTGTAGCCTTGTTTTTCTGCGAAGCAGTAGCATATTTGGTCTTGACCACTTTGATTTATTGCTGTTGCTGTGCCTATTGAAAAAACAGATGTAGTTGGGTCTGTTTGTGTCCAAATTGAATCATTTGCGGTAACAGCAGAGGTTAAATTTAAATTTAAAAAATCATAATTATTTGTTGTTTTATGATGTTTTACAGACCAATTTGCAGTTGAGTCTAAATTTTTTTGAATAATCATATCAGGTGCTACACCTAAACCATGACCAACTGTTGCTACTGAACCTGTGCCTGTGAAGGTTACAATACTAAATCCTGCTGTAGTATTTGCTTGTACTGTCGAAGTTATTGAGCCATCTGAGTTTGAAACTGTTGTACCACCACCTGCCTTCCACTGCCAAGCTACATAAGTTTTACTTGTTAAATTAAAATAAGTCTGTGCTGTTGAGCCAAAGGTAAAACCA